CTAAGCCGCGTGCTGCGATTCAGGGTTTACAGGCTCTCCGTGGGCTAACACTGCCAGCCCGGCAGCTTTAATATTACGTGCCGCGTTAATGTCGCGATCATGGTCTGCGCCGCATTCAGGGCAGTGCCATTTACGAACATTAAGAGGCATTTTTTGCATGGTGAAACCGCAGCAACTACAGCATTTTGAGGACGGTAAATACTGGTCAATGGCGACCACTGACCGCCCGGCCCATTTGCCTTTGTACTGGAGCTGGCGAACAAGTTCGCTCCAGCCTGCGTCAGCTATTGCTTTAGACAGCTTCGGGTTGCGGATCATGTTTTTCACCTTGAGGGATTCGACGCAAACAACTTGGTTTTCGTTAATCAGTTTGCGGGACAACTTGTGCAGATTGTCCATCCGGCAATCGGCGATTTTCGCGTGGAGTCGGGCGACCTTTAAGCGGGCTTTAATACGGTTTCTTGAGCCTTTTTGCTTCCTGCTTAAACGTCGCTGTAGCAGCGTTAATCGCTTCGCATATTTAGCGGTGTGGCGGGGATTGTCGGTTTTGAATCCGGTATCGGTGACGAATAAATCTTTTAAGCCCACATCAATGCCGACCGTTTTAGCGGTAACAGGCATTGATACAGGTTCAAACTCACACAGGCAGGAAACAAAGTACCTGCCAGCGCTATCTCTGGAAATGGTAACGGTTGACGGCGCAGATGGTAATTCTCGACTCCAGCGAACATCCAGCGGCGACTTGCTCTTTGCTATATACAACTCGCCGTCACGGTGTTTAAACGCGCTGGCAGTGAACTCAGCCACCTGTTTGTGCCGTTTGCTTTTGAAAGCCGGATATGCAGCTCGTCCGGCAAAGAAGTTAGCAAAGGCGGCTTGTTGGTGGCGCAACGACTGCTGGAGGGGAACGCAGGAAACATCATTCAGCCATATGTATTCAGGCTCTTTTTTGAGCGCCGTAAGGCGAGCGTTGGCCTGTAGATAACCGATCTTTTCTTTTCGCTCGTAGTACGCATCGGTACGCCAACGAAGGATGGAATTGTAGACGAAGCGCACACAGCCAAACGTCTGAGCTAAAAGCTCAGCCTGCTCAGTTGTCGGGTAAAACCGGTATTTATATGCGCGTTTCATGTGTTCACATACTAAAGAGGAAAATGTGATTATGCAAAGTACAGTTAGTCGGAAAACCGCCTCCTTTCCTCCCCGGTCTGAAGGCCGAGGTTTCCCGGAGGCATTCTAATGAAACTCATCAGTAACGATCTGCGCGATGGCGATAAGCTGCCGCATCGTCATGTCTTTAACGGCATGGGTTACGATGGCGATAATATTTCACCGCATCTGGCGTGGGATGATGTTCCTGTGGGAACGAAAAGTTTTGTTGTCACCTGCTATGACCCGGATGCGCCAACCGGCTCCGGCTGGTGGCACTGGGTAGTTGTTAATTTACCCGCTGATACCCGCGTATTACCGCAAGGGTTTGGCTCTGGTCTGGTAGCTATGCCAGACGGCGTTTTGCAGACGCGTACCGACTTTGGTAAAACCGGGTACGATGGCGCAGCGCCGCCGAAAGGCGAAACCCATCGCTACATTTTTACCGTTCACGCGCTGGATGTAGAACGTATTGATGTCGATGAAGGTGCCAGCGGCGCGATGGTCGGGTTTAACGTTCATTTTCACTCTCTGGCGAGTGCCTCGATTACTGCGATGTTTAGTTAATCACTCTGCCAGATGGCGCAATGCCATCTGGTATCACTTAAAGGTATTAAAAACAACTTTTTGTCTTTTTACCTTCCCGTTTCGCTCAAGTTAGTATAAAAAAGCTGAACGTGAAACATTAAAAACCATTAATATCAATGTGTTACAGCATCTGTAGTCTAAAAAATAGACTACATAATGCTACAAAACACAACATATCCAGTCACTATGAATCAACCACTTAGATGGTATTAGTGACCTGTAACAGAGCATTAGCGCAAGGTGATTTTTTGTCCTCTTGCGCTAATTTTTTGCCACACAACAGTCACATCTTCAAAAAATATGCAAAGCTTAGGGTTAATCTGCGGATGATTTTTGTCCATTCATTTTGCGCGGGTAAGTTATGTGGTGGGTTATCGGCATCCTTTCCGTGGTTGTCATCGTGGCGACGCTTGTCGTTAGGTCACATCTGCAGGATATTGATAATGACTATTAGCCATAAGTGGTTTCAACGCTTTGGGTAATGTAGTAGGCCACCCAGTTACCTGACTCATTAAATCTGTAAGCACAATTCAAACGAATCGGACCGATATTATTGAATGTGCTGAGCGTTGTCCCACCAATACCATTTTTAACCAAAACTGTTGGGTTAGCAGATGATGACCCGGCTATCTTTATGTAAACAATATCACCAACTACGGCAGACACTTTATCCAGCTCAATTGAATAGGTGAAGGCACCTGTACCAGCACTCATGATGATGTAGTACCTGGATGGGTCAAGCCTTGGTTCTATTGTTAAAGTCCCAGCTGCTGCCACAGTGTAGTCGAGAAAGGTTCTCACCTGGAGGCTTGTATTTTGTGGAAACCTCGCCCTTGCCCTGTTGAAAGCGGAATCCATCACTGCGTAAAGTGGGCGAACGTTGTTTCTGTAGGATCTAACCAGAACATCACTACCGTGGAAGTCGTTGCTTTGTGATCCAGAAAGTGAGTGAACTGCCTCGACCTGGTTAATTGTCCCCTCTCCGACATAGCAGTCAGGGCTATTAACCACAAAATCGACGAACCTGATGTTTTGCGCAAAGTATGAGTTCAGGCGGAATGTGCTGTTTGTCGAGTTAACTACTGACTGAGCATTTGTGATTGAGTTGCCGACGATTGCGTGAATAGAGTTGATAGTCACTTCCTGGCAGTCAACCAGAAGCACCGCATCGTAAACAAGGTCAGTGGCAAATCCATCACTTTTATAGACTTCAATGTTTCCGATTTGCAGGGATGGCCTGTTTCTGGCTCGTACTCCGTTTTGCTTAACGTTGACGTGTACGTTATCGATAAATCCACCTGGCTCGCTGGCTGGGTTGGTTAGGTCGATTCCAACAAATGCCCCAAGCCCTTCGCTGTCCTTGACAACAAACCCTTCAACGCCGTCACTCAGTTCGACAAACTTCCACCAGTTGTTTGTGTTGAATCTGATGTCTACACCTACGTTACCTCGAACGGACTTCATCTTAACGGCCACGCACTGGAATTGCGTACCTTCAACCTGCTGTACGTTATAGCTGCCGTATCCAGTGACATGCACTGAGCCGCTAAAAGCGTCGCCAATCAGCATGCCATTTACCCACGAATACTGTAGCACCGTCAGGTCATCACGCCCCTGTTGAGGACCGAAATGCGCTCCTAATTTGAACTTCGCCCGGTGCGCAGTGAACATTTCCCCCCTGAGTGGAGTAAGAATACCGTACCGACCATTTCCGTTTTCCAGGCGAATCATGAATTTTCCGATGTCGGTTTCTCCCTGGGAATAACTTGACTCCGGGTAGCTAACGGCCAGACCTACGGTCGATGCTGAGTCAGCATCCTTCACGCATAACTGGGTTTCTGTCCCAGCCGTATAAATTTTCACGCCATAGGGAACGGTTACGCACGCCGTTAGTGCGGAATCCCCTGTATGGTAGTTATCCATATCCAGAGAAACACCATTTGTAGGGCTCACCAGATATTTTCCTGCTGGCCAATAGAGTACCTTAGCTCCGCAATTGGACCAGCGGTTTAGGGCAAGAGTGTCATCTGTAATACCATCTCCCTTTGCTGCGAAGTGGTAAGGGGTAAGGAGATAGGTGTTGTGCTGATGTTGAGTAATAGGTACAGAACCAGCATATGGCTGTTTAACAATAACAAGCGCATCTCCTAGGCCAGTGTCAGGGTTTAATAATTGCTGTCGCAACTGATCCGGGTCATACTTCAGCACATTAGGAAAATAGAACTGCTGCACACCGTATGCATCATAAACAGCCATAGAATGGCCTTGCACAGTTACGAACTTGGCAATCTGTCCGTTATATACCGGGTAACCAGCAGCGTTAATGATGATTGGCTGTGCAACAGGAACGTGAGAACCATCTTCGTTCTCCACATAAACCTGAATCTGGTTTTCAGGATTTACCGGGTCAGTGTCAATTTTACCGATATAAATTTTGCCATTGGCTACGGCTTTAAAAGAACGCGCCATAGTGAAGAGTTGCGAAGGCATACTCACTACAACATTGGCTGTAATGTCTGTCATTTAATTTGCTCCAGATACAAGGAATCTCCGCAGCGGGGCTACGGTGAATTTTGGGCATAAAAAAACCCAGCCGAAGCTGGGTCGTTGCGTTGTTTATCTGTCAGTAGTTATGTACTGAAGGAGGTAATTCTTTGTTCTTAAGTCTTATCCATGCAGAAAGATTCGTTGGTCCGTCTGGCTCATTGATATCAACATCTCGTGTGTGATTAATTAAAACATCTCTCGCCATTCCGATAACATACGAGAACTCATGACCGTAGTCGTAGCATCTGCCTGAATAGTTCGATTGAATTTGTTTTAGCGCCGGATACAATTCGCGGAATAATGCCTGTGAGCGGTTGGCATAATCCCATAGCCATACAAGGCTGTTTGCTTCTTTTGCAGAAAGCTCGTTGGTTTTCTTCTCTTGTTTGCCAATGAACTCACCTTCAAGTGGAACTCGAGCTGCAAGCGATAGTGCTTCGGTAAACTGCTCCTCACTGATTTCTTTGTACGAACATCCAAAATGGGATTTCAGTGACGACCACATGGTGATCATCGCCTTAGCCTGTTTTTCTTTTGGCAGAGACTGACCGCGACTCATGACGAGTTGTTTAATGGCTTCCTGCTGCTCAGTGGTGATTTTACCCGGCAACGCCTTTTTAGCTTTGCGTGGGTTAACTACATGGCCTTTAGTCCAGTACTCGTATAGCACATCGTCACACTCTTCTTGATACTGGATTACATTGTCGCGGATTTCAGGGCGGACTTTGTTAGGACTGATGGTTTGCAACCAGCCATTAAGTTTACGTAAAGCAAGGCAAATCATGTTCTGCACACCGCCAACTGAAGGTATTGCGATTTCCACAATACCTTTAGCAAATCTTTGTTTTAACTTTGTAAACTGTGAAGCCCAATCCATACCCATTCCCTCAACGATAGGTTTCATTGGGGTGTACGGCTCACCGTTGTGATTGACAACATAAAGCTCTGCGCCGTGGAATGGTACATTGATAGTAGATACTGCTGTTGCTATACTTTTCATGTCGTTAATTCCTATGCGTGGTTTTACGATACCGAAGCCCTGACTGTTACCGCAGTTGGGGCTTCAACTTTCTGCTCTATCAGTTATATCTTTCCCTTCATATACTTCACCTATATTGCTAATGCTGGCAGAACATCCAAGATGCTTGTATCTTATGATGTCCAACACGCAGTCACTACACAGCATCCGACCTGTTTCTTTAGAGTAAATGTATGTTTGATCAGCGTCTGATTCGCTAATGCCGCAGAAACAACATTCTTTACTCATACCGTTATCCCCTCTCTCTTCAGGCTGTCCATCACCCGTTTAATTACTTCTGCACTAAATGAGCGACACTCTTCCTTTGCTTTCTCTTCAAGGATTTTTTCTAACTTCTCTGGCATACGCAGTGTTTTTACCTTCATTGCATCCTCCGTTGTATGTGGTACGCATACATAGTATTTAGGTACGCATTGATAGTCAATAGATACCTACATATCCTGTGGTAAAAAATTATTCAGGATGTGCCGATGTCTGATCGTAAGTACAAAAACCCTCAAGTGAATCTGAGGCTTCCTGTAGAGATAAAGGAACGTCTTATTGAACTGGCTGAGGCTAATTCTCGTTCATTAAATGCTGAGATGGTCGCGGCACTTGAAGCATGGACCGAAAAAAATAAACACATTCAAGCACTAGACCTTGCAACTATAGCATCACGATTGATAGATCTTGAACATGATGTTGAGAAGTTGAAATGCATGTATAGCAACAATAAAGACGAAAGTTAGAGATACTAACTTGGAGTGATGGCATGGCTAGAGACGATCCGCACTTTAACTTCCGTATGCCTTTGGAAGTAAGAGAAAAATTGAAATTAAGAGCAGAGGCTAACGGAAGGTCAATGAACTCAGAGTTATTACAAATCGTTCAGGATGCGCTATCAAAACCATCACCAATTGCAGGCTATCGAGACGATGCAGAACGCATCGCTGATGAGCAGTCCGAACTTGTTAGGAAGATGGTGTTTGATACGCTGAAGGATTTGTACAAAAAACCCACCTGACGGGGGGTTTTATTAGTGCTTGTATAGGTTGAACTCTCTATCAAGCCATATAACAAAAAATGTCGATCCAAGACGATAACCAACCATGGCTTTCAAATCATCAAATCTAAAAGCCAAGAAATGATCTACGTCTTCCGTTATATGACTGGGGATACCTGCTTTAATTGCACCCCTTGCAATCTTCTCAAATCCAAGCTTATGCCTACCTTGCTGCTTAATATCTGCCCATGTTAGTTGACTTAATCTGTATAATTTATCAGCTAAGCCAGCTTTCTCATCTTTTTGGCATTTCGTTATGCAGTGAGAGCTTTGGATGTAACAGAATGAAAATTTCGGTTTCTTTTGATCTGAATTCCCCCCTGACTGCGGCCCTAACTTTAACTTACCTGTAGATTCAGCAGGGGGGATAATCCTTTTAGATTTTCTTGCCATCTCGTTAGTTAATCCGAGTTGCAAAGTACTCTGCCATCTCCTTAGAACTAATTTCAGAACCACCAACACCCTCAATATAGTTTGATCTCCATGGTGACTCTTCGTGTGTCATGTTCCTCAGTTTCCAGGCAGAAAATTGCCCAAAAACATCCCAGACTTCTTCTAATAGCTCTAACTGTTCTTCGCTGAATTTTTCAGCATCAAAAGACTCTGGAGAAGGGATAGCACCATTACCATATTGTTTATAACGGTGATAAAGCTCAGGGACAACAGGGCCATGCATCCAAGCTTCCATCTTATTCTGAAAAAGAGGCTCGCCAAGCAACGCCAATGAAAAACCCTGAGCATAGTAAACAAGCTTTTGTAATTTTAAATTAGAGATTGCGTCACCGCTATCCTCGTCACACCGCGACAGGAAGTAGTCGGCGACATCAAAACAAGTAAGCATGAACACACCTCCATCTTGATAGCCACAGCTAAGTATCCAACTATGTCAAATGTCATTTAATACTATAACAAAGCTATCAGCAATCCTTCGGAGGCTAACTTACAACCACTTTAGCGACATGTTTAAACCATTACGTTTCACATTTACTGCATTTTCGCCGAAGTTACCTATAAGGTAATGTCACATTTCCTGCAAGTTTCATGCAATGTTGAAAAGTGAGCTATTCACTTTTCTATGACACCAAACACCAAAAATAGCACTTTTTGCTAAATCATTCGTCCAAGTTGTGGATGGTTTGTCGTTGACACGTTTTCACACACCACTCCACCAATAAAGTATCATCTGGTATCCTGAGCAAAACTAAGGAGGTTGGTGTGCTTGAATGGTTTCTGTTGGCTGCATTAGTCGTTTCTGGTTTGGTGTATGAGTATCGAATGCACTCTCTAACAAAAAAAATAGGAATTCTAGAAAACGAATATTGTGCTCTCAAATCCTCACTGGAACGTGAGCAAGGGGACTTAAAAATCTCTCTGTCTAGCATTGAGCGTTCTATAGAGAGCTTAGAGGATAAGGTTGATCGTATAAAGAATGAGGATATTCATGATATTAAGGACGACATATCCTTCTTAAAATCTTGGTTGAAAAATGTTGGGAAAATTGCCACATCAACACGAGATAAGCTCAATCCATCCATGGATGACTAATTACTCCTGTGCCATTCCGCTTAGCGATGCCACAATTCCAGCTCTTGCTAAACGCTGGAACTCTTCGTTTCCTAGTGCCTCGCGTATTGCTTTTACGGCGGCCTTATTTGCCATAAATCTGCGTTCCGCCGCCGCTAATGCACCATCACTTGCCCCAACCTTAACTGCCTTTGTTGCCTCTTGAACAGCCTTTTCAATAGCGTAACGACCGCTTCTAGTTGCGGATAATTTCGCTATCGCTCCTTTTGCCATTGCATCAATTGCCCCACCTGCAGCGCCACCCGCTATTGCTCCAATAACGCCTCCTCCAGAGAACCCTGCGATAGTGCCAGTAGTTCTAAAAGCGCCAGACAATGCGCTCTCTAAAACTGGATGAAGGCCATTCTCAAGAGTGCTAATGGCTGGCATAGATCGCCCTGTCTGTTCAATATATCGAAGTGGCTTTGTTGCTGCTCGTGCAAGTTCTCCGTATGAACTTGTAATCCTGCCAAGTTCTGGAGAATATCGACTAATTGCCTTCACGTTTTGTGGGGTAAGAATAGTCGCGATATGCTTAATTCCAGCCTCTTCAGACTTACCTCCGCGTACCCCTTGCGACATTGCATCTTGTAATATTGATGCAATTGCTGGCGCGCGTTCCGACTCAGGTAGGGCGCTTATTATTTTATGGAACTGACCTGTTCCACTTTTTGCTGAACCCTGTAACGCCTTAGATCCATTAGTTACCAACTGATCAGTTGCAAGGTCTCTACCAAACGCTGCTTCAGCCTGTTCTTGTGCTGTAAATCTTGCCTTTGACAGATCATTAGCTTTTTGCCAGTCATCAAGAAAACCGCCATTTTGAGCCATTATGCGCATATCTTCCGTTGCTGCATCACGAAGCTCCGCCATGCGCCTTGCCGTATTTGCCTCACCAGACCTTATATACTTCTGCTCTGCGTCAGCAAGTTTACTTCGCCATGCCTTCATGGCATCAAACGTGATTCCTTTTTTACCAGTTTTAGCATAAGCAGATGCGAATTGTTTCATCTCAGGAGTTAGCGGCATGCCAGCCAAAATATCACCCTGAATTGTAGCATTCAGGTTTGACATTCTGGCCTTTGCGTCAGGCATCGTGGAGCGGACGCTATCCCATGCAGCCTTTTCTGAATTTTTCATTTTATCAATACTTGCCAAAACCCTTTGTTTTATGGCTGCACTTTTTTCTGATGCAGTTCCTGCTTCAGCCCCAAACTCATCCAATGCTGAGTTAAATTTCGACTCTATTTCACTGAATGCTTTGGTGTGTGCATCCTGTGTAATTCCGGGCTTTGACGCCAGAATCCCCTCCGCCTGAGCAAGACCACGACTACCTGATCTCATGCCAGGAGTTAATGCGTTGATATCTATTCCAGCAGTATCTGCTGCTTTTGCTATTTCGTCTGACACATTAGCTGACTGTCTGGCAATAATCTCTCTTCCTGTACCAGACTTTGCCATTTTCGAAACATCAGCAGCGGAATTTATTGCCCCGCCACCAAGAACTTGAGGTGATTTAGAGGTTAAGATCCTTCCAGCCCCAGAAAGTATCCCCTGAGCACCAATATTGATACCACCGTTAATGGCAGCATTTTGTGCAAAGTCGCCCTCCTGATTTGCAGCATCAGCAAGAGAACCTGCAATCATGTTTCCTGCGGAACCGATATCTCCAGCGAGCTTTGCTGGCGCTCCAGCAGCTTTTGCCGCTGTGCCAATTGGCAGGAGATACCCACCAATTGTTTCACCGGCTTGCGCATAAGGGTCTGTCGGTCGATCGACTGGACGATAGACATCATCCAAAACCTTTGGGCCACCAAGCCCCTGGCTGATTGCATTAATCAGACTTGCGCCACCCTGCAATACGTCAAATGGTATGTTTACCAGACCACGACCAGCCTGTTCTGCAATTTGCCCTGCACTTTGACCACCTGTGAGCCAATCACCAGCTTGTTGCATCAATGATGGTTCTTCTTTCTGCTGCTGAGGTGGAGGGTATGCTGCATAAAACTGATCTCTTGCTTCAGCCCATTTGTCACCAGCCTTAGGGGCAACAACCTCATCAAAATATTGCGCTTGAGCCTGTGCTTTCTGTTCTTCAGTTAACGCCTGATACTGTGGAGAAGCGATAACATCTTTCCATGCTTTAGCCATTAATCACCCCATAAAGACGAGAAACCGGACTTATTGCTGTCGCTTCCTGATTTTCGCTCACTAACATATGTGTCATAACCTGATGAACTATATCCCATTGATTCAGCCTCCCTTGCTGCAACCTTTTGAAATACAGAATATTGCGATCGGATTTCAGATAACTGTTTTCTGACGACCTCTTCAGGCTGTGTTATATCGAGTTTCGCGATAAGGTTTTCCAGTTTTTGTCCTTCAGCATTGGAGAGGCTACCCATACCTCGCATAGTCTGCACGTTCTGGACAAACGCACCCGACTTTAATTCTTCTATCGCATTACGGTTTGCAAGCCCTTCAGCACTTGTGAAGCCATCTATATTTCTTCCTTCGAAGCGACCGATACCTTCAAGCTCCTTCTTACCAAGCAAAGAATCTATTTTCTCTATCCCTCGCTCACCAGTAATCAACGCATTGTTGTAATTATTGTTGCCATCAAGCCATCTCTTAGCCTGAGACATTCTGGCTGACGTTGCAGCTTTACCGGTTAGCGGATCAATTCCCGTCGCTGCTATCTGTGAGTTAAGAGACAAAACATCCATATCCTGAAGTTGTCCTGCTCTTTCAAGGGCCGCCTGTGACTGCTTAAACACATACTTGTCGTGATTCAGTCTTGCCATTTGAGCCTTATAGGAAAGATCCTGCCCCCTAATAGCCCTCGCATTCGTCATGTCATTATTGCGAATGGTTTCGTTAATTCTTTGCTGCTCCTGCTGGCGACCAACCATCTTATCCTGAACAGCAAACGCCTTTTCTGGCCCAAGTGCACCGAGAGACATAGTAGTCAGCATGTGTGATAGCTGCTCTGGATTCTGGATACCTGTCTGAATCATCCAGTCAGCATTAGCACCAACGCGATTTAACCTGTCCTTGTTGTCAGTAATGAATTTACTGTAGGCTTCCGGTCCCTGGGAAAGAGCGACGTTAGCCCTCATGGCTAAATCGCCCATATCGTTGCGTTGCTGCTCATTAAGACCGGAAAACGCCTGTTGTGCCTGTGCAACAAACGCTGGATTTTCCTGGGCAAACTTAAATAGTCCCGATGGATCACCAGAAGCCCATGCATCAGCATGAACCTTATTGAACGCATTAATCGCTTTCTGTTGCTGTTCCTGCTTATAAATATCAGCAACTCCAGCCAGACCACGTAACGCGGTCAGACCAACGTTATTTGCACCTGATCGAGCCAGTTCATTGTTTTCGCGGATCAGACCAAGCGTTGCGTTAATGTCGCTTGCCTTTGGCGCATTCTCATTTTGCGCACCAATTCCAGCCAGAAAACCACCAGAATTAATACCCTGTTGCCACGTAGCCATTGATTACCCCTTAAAACAACGAGCCAAGCAGACCAAGACCAGCACCGATACCAGCACCCCACGGAGTTGATAGCTCGAGAGCACTGGCTATGCCACCACCCAAAAGCGCACCGGATGCAGCACCACTAACACCCTGCCGCAATGCTGACGGTCGGTTGGCGTTTGCCGCTGCAAGAGCCGCGCTTTGCTGTGAAATCTGGCTCATGTTGTTGGCATATGTCTGCCCGGCGTTTGCCTGCCCCTGAAGAGCGCCAAGACCGATATTTGCCAGGTTGTTGTAATTGTTCATTTGTCCAGACAGCCATTGCTGACCAAGCGTTGGTGCGATTGTTGCTAACTGATTACTGGTTGCGGTGGAACCCAATCCACCTGTTGCTTCCGCTGCCGCCAGACTCTGATAGCGAGCCTGACCTGCAAGGTCTTTATACTGCTGAGAGTTGTAATACTGGTTAAGTGCCTGACCTTGCCCTTCCAGAGACGATAAGTTCTCAAGGCTGCCGACATACTTCCCAGCCAGAGGAGTAAACGGCTTCAGGTTGTTCATGATGGTGTTGAACTGCTGATTTTGCAGGTCTGCGGCATACTTCTGAGCTTCTGCGGCATACTTTGCACTTTTATCAGAACTGCCACCTTTCCCGCCTTTTTCAGGGCAATACGGTTCCTCGCCGCGCAGTTTTCTGCCCAGCTTAAATGCATATAACATGGCTATCTCCCGTGATTCAGGAAGTCGATTAGTTCTTCGCGTGTGGCGCTGTAAAAAGTCACGTCATCCACGCCTTTGAAGTATTTCTTGATGGTTCCTACACGCTTAAGGCCAATAATTGCGCAGTACATCTGCCCGTGGCGGAATTTGCGTGCAGCGAACGATGTGACGCACTGAACGGTGGTGTTAGTCAGAATGTATCGCCAGAACGCCAGCCCGATTTCCTTGCTGAATCCCCGAATCTCTGGCAGGTACATGGCGTGGCAATCGAATGTCAGCGGCTGAATCTCCTGATAGTAAACAATGCCGCCGAACTGACCGTGCACGTTAACCTCAAAGTAACGGCATTCAGGCTTGTAGTCGTATCCATCACCGTTGTTGCTCCCGGCAATAATGTCAGGGTGATTTCCGACAGCTTCTATCAGGTCGATGTTTCGCGTTGGTTTGAATGTAATCATCAGTCAATCAGCCCATGTAATCTAAGTGCCGTTTCAAGCGCCAGAATACGCTGCCGCGCCTGCTGCAAACCTGTAGCGAGTGCTGCGACTTCGGATTGTGTGTACGTATTGCCGACAGCGTATGACTGGTTAGCGTTGAATGAGCCAAGAAGTGGCGTACCCGTGGCTGCAGTCCATCCGGTATTTCTTGCTCCAACAACCTGAATTCCATCAACTGAATATGATGTTTTTACATCCAGCGGTGACTCAAGAGACTGCAATTCGGTTACGGTTTTCGATACGTAATCACTCTTAATGTCAGATACATCGCTTTCTACGCCATCCAGTCTTTTGTCAACAGTGACCAGATGCGCCTGAATATCGATAACCTCATCCAGCAAGTAATCAACATCGCTACGCAGTACGACTATCTTCCCTTCGGCAGTTGTTAACCTGACCTCAAGTAGATTTATCGCTTTTGTGTTTGCGGTGATTCTTGAATCGTGATCTGCCAGTTCGACGTCCTGTTCATCGTTTTTTACCTGGGCATCGTAAGCGCCCTGACCAGCCTGATTTGCCTTCCCGGCAATTGCGCCGACATCAGCCCCCTGATTTATGACATACAGCAGGTAAGACTGGCTGAATATATTGCGTGGCAAAATTGAAGCATCAAGGCGCGTAGCCTGAACCACGACAGGATCATTCAGTGATGAATCAACCATTACTCAATCCTTATCTGGCAGCCTGACAGAGTGACAGGTGACTTCGTGATAACGCGCAATTTGAAGCCGACATTTTTCCTGATGCGCCCGACTCGCTTCCACAAAACGCGTTTGTCGTAAACGAACGGTTCATTCTGCTCAATCATCTGCTCACGACCGTAATTTATGCCGTCAGTGGTTGCAGAGAGAAAAAGGCGATCAGCGTACTGAGCAACACCCGTCGATGATTCCACCTCCAGATCAAAGCATCTGGCGTTATCTGCTTTGAAGAGTGGAGTAAACAGCAGGTGTTCTTGCTGTAGCCCATACTGGCTGCTGATATCGAACTGCAATTTCCCGGTCACGGACTCCAGCTTATCGCCGCACGTTATCTGATTGCCTTCGTAAATGAAGTCGATAGCGCGGTACACATCGTTATACAGGCCCGTTTTCAACACACACCATTGCGGACCATTGGCGCTTGAAGATGCGTCGTACACGAGAACATGGCGAGGAAGGTGGATAATCAGCAGCTCATGCGCATCAAATCGCAGAGACTCCATCACGCCATCAGCCAGTTCATCAGCAGTGTAGGAGCGGAGGATTTTCTCAATGCTCGCGCTGGCGATTGGTGATACCTGACCGGAGCCGATGATGTACACAGACGGCGCGCCTGTTGCCGGATTGCTGATGAACGCATACGAGTCAGCAAACGGCGTTTTGCAGTAGGTTCCGGCAATGCCTTTCTGCACCATCAGTGATGGCTGGGCGACATACAAAGCGGCACCAACGGTGGTTGCACCAGTCAGGGAAAAATATTCAATCGTCGATGAACCAAAGCAGACGATGAAGTCTCGCCATGTTCCGATGCCGATGATGCCGTCAGGCTGCGATTCTGCGCGATATTGTGCGCTGTATCGGTCAGGATGTGATTCGTCTTCAAGGTCAGTGATAAACCATGAATCAGTGCCGTCTTTTGACCACGCATAACGCCCACGTAAGCGCGTAATATCGCGGACTGAGCCTAACTCATACTGCGTGAATCCGCTGTCTGTAGGCCAGTTTGAGACGGTTTTAACCGTGCCATCATAGCGATACTCGACCAGTTGACCATTAACGCCTACCGCCTGTGATGTCCGACCATGCGCCATTGATACACGACCACTTCCGGCAACATCACCGACTTCACTTTCGCCCTTATACAGCTTGCCACCACATACGCGATAAACAGCATTCTGCGCCATGTTGTACTCGACGCCCCGCGATACGCCGTTCACGTCGGAACGTTTGGCAATACCCGGGAATGAGCGAAGATATCCTCTGCTGTTGAGTATTTCTTTGGCTGTAGCCAACATATTCACTGGCAGATAGTCGATATAGTCGGCATTTCGGAAGTCTTTGCCGACACCTTTCATGAGCGGAAGTTGCTGAATCGGCATTTATTCACCTATGCGTTTGGGATATCGCCATCAATCAGAGGGAGATCGCCTGGATAATATCGGTCAGATGTGAACACGTCATATTTATTACCCTGTCCTACAGGAAAATCTCCACGTCGTCGCATTGAAGGAACAACCAGAGTGTCGGTCATCAAGGCATCATATGAGCGTTGGGCGTTACTGAGAACTTGTGGAGTTGGCTCAAGACTGTAATCAGATAGCATTCTCAGCAATAACTGATAGCCTACTGCGTGTTTGTATTTTCTTGGAAGGCCTGACTCATCATCTGGTAATGGCTGATCATCTCCAGTTGCGAAAGCGTAACCAATGTCGCCGGGGTTAATCATCCACTCGGACATCATATCTTCCAGATCATTTACACCATCTTCAATTGATTGCGGCTCAACATCAGTCAGCGATGCGTTAGAAGCAATAGCAAACTTACGAAGCGCAAAAAGGACGATCTCACCCTTTGTCAGTACTGTTGCCATTGTCTGCCGCCTTACGACCTCGCTTACTGGTCGGTTTCAATTCATCAACTGAGGCAACAAAGCCCAACTTTTCGAAAAACTGGAAGTCTTTTTCTGCGATAACGGCCTGTACATGTCCGGATTCGTTATCTGCGGCAAGGAATACACTCATGCGATCCATATTGTTTCCTTAAAACATAAAAGGGGCGGAAGCCCCTTGTTATTACGGATTACCGAAGAACTGACCGCCCATGTGAGGGTTAAAGCACACATATGCAGGCAGTAAGTCAAAGCGCATTTTTTGCACGTTGGCATCGCCATCTGCGTATTTATGTACGCGGATGGAGAAACCTTCATATGTTGCAACAGCAGAATCAATACTGTGCAGTTTCGGCAGTGGGATAGAGCCAAGTCCACAGAAGAACTTGTTATAGAACAGGTTTGGCTTCATTGTCTGGCTAGCAGTGCCTACTACAGATACGGCATCGTTTGCCGCTACCTGACGACTTACAGAGTTGTACTGCGGGTTTGTAGTGTCATAAATCGGAACACCAGAAAGCGTAACCGTCACATTGCCACTGCTGTCTGAATTAGCATCAGCAGTAACCGTTGCAGTGAAGCTAATTGGTGTGGCTCCGTTATACAACGCCTGTTTGGTCTGCTGTTGCAGCCAGTAGGTATTGGTGAATTTAACCTGATCACCAGCTTTCAGAAAACCTGTAACGCTGGCTGTCGCTCCGGTCAATGTTACAGTGAACTGGTATGAGTCTTTAACTGCGTTATAGGTAACAGTTGGCTGTGTTTTGACTGTCAGTGTTCCGCCAAATGCCCCCTGCGTACGAGAGGCAAGCCCATTAGACATCAGTGCGCGAATGCCGCCAAAATTGGTTGGGATCTGTGCATTCTCCCATGCAGTACGAACCAATTGATCTGAAGCGCGCAAACCAGTCTGCGCATCAGCAAGTCGCTGTGCAGACCATGGATCCATTACAGCATAGTTTTCACCTTCATTAACGCCGAGGTCTTTCAGGAAAGATGCCGTCTGCGCAACATCAGACCATTTGGTGATTGGAGTATTGGGGCTACCAAGTGACAACGCACCGTTATTCATCATGAAGTGAGCAAGCTCTGTTTCAAGGTCGGTAACGATTCGCTGGCGAACCGGCGCGAGAATTTCTTCCAGTTGGTTAAGCTTGATCGCTTCCTCCAGTTGCTGATATTCAACAGCAACAGTGATGTAGTTACCTACACGCCCCGTAGCTTTACCTGAGATCAGGTTGTTTTTATTTTGCCCTGAAATATCACCAGTGGGAGTACGGAGGGATGAGAATTGATGCGGACGTTTAAAGCTAACGCTATCGCCAGTGCTGGAGTTGATTTCACCTGCCAGCAACTGACGGTCTACGGTTTTCGCCAGAACTAAATCTGACATAAAACCCGGGAGGAATTTTTTCAGAACGATTTGACTGACGTTACTGTCGAGATTGTTAGGCATTTATCTTTTCCTTATTCGATTTTTGCGCCGGGGCATAATTTGTTGAATTCGTCTTGTTTCGCATCAGCACCGCCACCGCGTACTTCCGGCTCTGGCTTGATGGCTTTCTTTGGTTTTGGGGCAAGGCTTACCTGTTTGCTAATCTGCCCCAAGAGGAATGCTGCGCGAATTGGATCTGTCTCAGCGGCTACACGCTGGCGTAATTGCTGGCTCTTACCTAATCCATAGGCGAGTAGTTCAGAGCCTTCGTCTGCACAGTGAATGATGATTTCCTGCTGAATTGGTGGTAGCTCACTAAGAACAATGGCCTCCATTTCCTGATAATCTTTCACAGGAAGTTTGGCTGCCCGTTGTTTATGCGCTTCTACCCTTTGCTGGAAACGCTGTTGGTATTCCTGTTGCTGACGTATTTTTTGTTGCTGCTGCTGTTCGACACGGCCTTTTTTCTCATGCCAATCAGTCAATGCCTGTTCAAACGCCTGTTCGTCATAATCACACGACTCAAGAGTCGGTTTTGGTGGAATAGCGTCTGGTTGTGGTTGCTGATGTTCCGCAGGCTTGGCTAACGCTTCCTCAAGCTGGCGGCGCAACTCACGGTTTTCTTTCTGTGTTTCTTTGAAGCCTTTGCGAAGATCTTTCACCCATTGCGGTGCAGGTTGCCCGTCAATGTGATCATCATCGTCAGCGTTAAGCTGAATTTCTTCATCACCAATACGCAAGGCGTAATCTTCTGGTGTCTCTTCGGTTTTTTCAGGATCAGTTGCCATCTCTTTTCCGTTGTCATCCTGGCTTTCATTCTCAGGCTGTGACTCTGTTTGGATGATGGTTTCTTCTGCATTTTCCTGTGTTTCAGACAGGTCAATAACCTGACCGTCGATGATCAGTTCGTTTTCCATTGATTACTCCTGGTTAACTCGGCATTAAGTCTGCCGGTGACTGTGGTGGTGACTGGAATTGCTGTTGTTGTGACTCAGCGACATCTTTCAGAAGGCGTATTGCCTCCATCACTGCTTTGTCATCGATGTTTCTGGCTTGAGCCAGTTTATAGACAGTGTTTGCCTGACTCTCCATCGCATCCTGCTGGGCAGTAAATGCTTTGATTTGAGTTTGAGCAGTTTCGTTAGTTGCTTTTTGCGCTTCTGCCTGCGCTGCTACCATTTGCGCCTGAGCGAGAACCATTTCAGGATTTGGCTGGCTTTGTGCTGCCATTTGCGCCTGTTGAACAATCTGCTGCTCTTTCTCATTGCGTGGTTTTACAATACCAGATATCAGCAGTTGGTTTCGGTTGTACTCTTTGAAGTCATCAAGGCCTTCGCCATCGATATTGTCCAGAATAATACCCTGAATTGCCGGGCGCATTGGGTCTGTTGGAAGCATAGAGCTAAGGACATTTGTCAGTACAGAAACCGTTGCATCACGTCGTGCTGTGTAGCTTGGTCCAACATCAACCGTCACATCGTATCGACCGACAGAAAGGTCATTTAACGCAACAACAGCCCCTGTTTGCCTGTCAACAACCTGTGCGCTCATGACAGCGATATCATCACTTCCATCTTCGTTAACGATGCGCACTTCACGTTCTGAACCGTACACTTCACGCGCCATTGACAGCCATACTTCACCAGCGCGTTTAAGACTTTTCGCCATATTGTCCAGATAGATAAACGAAGCCATATCTGCTCTGTTCATCAAGTTGTTAACCGTTTCCTGAGCAATATTACTTGGCATCTGCTGCATGGCCTGACTGCCGCCTGTAACCTCCTGAATATCTGCACTGGTTTGCTGTAGTAATGCAGCCAATGCCTGATTCATAACCGCAGGCTGTGTATATCCTGCCGGGGTAGCTCCAGCGATAATGTTGCCAGATTTATCTCTCACTTCGCGCAACGGCAAGAACGCTGGGCGTTTCTTGTTGCGAGCCTCCCAGTGCTTCTCAAGTCCACGAATTTGCTCCATGCCAACTATAGGTATCTGACCGGGGTCTTGCGCTGCAGTATCAGCCAGCATTGAAACCTGAAGGTTGTACAAACGCTGTGGATCCATTGCTTTTGCAATGTGCCCTTCGACACGCTCAATGTCATCAATGAACCAGCGTTTTCCATAAACCGGGATGAGGGGGATATGCTCACCAGGGATACGTCTAGGTTTCTCAAGGAAACCATCACCATCCACTACTGATACATACACACGACGGCGCTTCACTGAGCGCCTTGCAACTTCCTGAAATCCAGCTATTGCCAGTTCATCTTCAATATCTTCGACCTGATCACTGTCATATGTTGCAATCTCTCCAGTGATTGGATGTCGATAACTGATAACATCAACAGACTCTTTACGAACTTCGTAATACTTCGCTATGTAAATAACATCTGCATCAAACCAGTCATATTCCCAACTGGTCATAGACGTTACGTCCAGAGAAGCAGGAGGTTTCTTTCCGTATTCAGCCTCATATTTTTCAGGTGACAACGAATACATGCAGAACGCCCACAACGCGTCAGATTTGTCGTACTTCTTAGCGTCAGGGTCAAACCACACAGAGCGCGACGGGTCGTATATTGGTTCAATAGCAATGCGCTGACGATCGTCCATGGGGTCGTATTCATTGACCAGCATAGACGTCAAACGGAAGCAACCGAAACCACCAGTAGCAGCGTCGTCAAATGCATTATCGCAAGCCTCACCACCATCAGTTTCTTCGTAGTCAGCACGGAACAGACCATTTAATTTATTGGCTAACTCTTCGCTTGCCTCTCTGTCACCAGGACGAAACTTAACGGTGATTCTGTTATTGCGGTATTCTGCAATGATGCGGTTAAGTTCAGTTGCTACCTTATTGATTTCAAACTTAGGATACTTCTCGAACTGCTCATCAAGCTTAGTTCCAGCCGCCGTTGCTCCTTCCCATTGACCTCCGGGGACACGAGCAAACCTCGTAGCTTCAATGCACTTTTCGCGCACTTCCTGCTGTGGAGAATAGGCGCGGTCAAACCTGAGCATGATCCGCTCATGTTTTTTCTCTAATGTCTCTGCCATGTTTACCAACCGGAGGATGAGGGAACGTATATTTCTGTTTCTTCGCGGACCAATGCCGGGCAATGCATACACATCATCAGCGCATCAGCCAGGTTAGGAGATGGAATACCGAGCTTCTGCTTCATTTCGACCTTAGTCATAAGCTCCAGCTTCCCGTTGTTATTGAATTTGCGCTGAATCTGCGTAAGTTCTGCAAACAGCTTCTCCAGCATCTTCTCGCCTATCGCTTCTTTGTCGAAACTCAGCATGTCGTCGGGGTCTGCATACTCACCGTGAACAACCGCCCGATATGTCAGATACAGCCTGTCAGCCAGCGCGTAATAGAATTGCGCTCGCTTATTGCGGAATACATCGCCAATAGTGCGAACGTTGTCGCCCTGTACGACTTCATCAGCCCATGCTCCGGCCTGATACGGAGCATCTTCATCGAATGGCGATTCGCTGCCCTTGAACATCGTGGCGGTGATTTTCTTACCGGAGAACGCTTCCGTTGTCTGTCTGCGTAGACCTGCACCAACACCATCACCATCCCACAGGTAATGGTCAGCGCCGTCTTCAATAGCCAGCGAAGTAGCCCAGTCAGCACCCTCGTTGATGTCCATCAGCAGACCTTCGGCAATGCGCTTAACTACCGAACCGTGACGCGATGCATAACCTTTAGCATCCGGCCCTGTATCTGATGGATCATGCGCAGAGACAACAGCGCCTTTCGCTTTCCATCCGAGTTTCTTGTGCGCATCGGTTGCGGCTTCAAGCCATTCACGTTTGATGATTGCCATATCACTTGCGCTTACCGGCTCACCAAGCCAGATGTGACGATACAGTGTCGGATTTCTGCGTCTACACTCTTCCATCTCCAGACGGAGAACTTCAGGAAAATGCGGGTTGTCGGTGTAGTTCACCGTCAGCAGACAAATATCATCGGGAGGATTTACGACGAATCGCTGATAGGTATCGTCGAGGATGTTCTTAGGGTTGAAGCTCACCCATATTTCAGAGAACGGCTTACGGATGGTTGGAATCAGGATATCCCATGATTCCTTCGTTACCGCTTCCGCTTCTTCCACCCAGCAGATATCAATACCTTCGAGCGATTTAATCTTCGTCGGGTTGTTTTTGATGCCGTAGAACATGAATTCAGCATTCGTTCCGAGATGACGAATCATTGAACGCTGAATTTCAAACTCAGCCGAATACCCTTCACGCTCGATGGTATCTTCAAGCAACCGGATTACCGAATCGCTGATACTGTTTTGCAGTTCACGAGCGCAGAGAATACGCACTGGCTGCCGACGCGCCGCTTCAACAAGCAGTCTCGCAATTGCCCATGACTTACCGCTACCTCGACCGCCTTTGGCGACTTTGTAGCGATGCGCCTCAATAAACGGTTCAAAGATAGGATTAATCGAGGTCATTTTCCGAATAGAGTGCTCATCGGTGATGTTTCAATCTGGATTGCGCCGCCGTCTTTGCCTGTTAATTCGTGATCAACCTTGTCGCGCCATTTATCCTTCTGTCGGTTCTTAAGCCAGAAGATGGCGGCGGTTGTATCAGGCGGGTAATACTTCTCAAGCGGAGTTTCGACAATTCTGTTTTCAATAACACGAATATCGATGTCTGGAGCCACGAAGCCCATAGCGCGTTGATAAAGACGGTCACTAACTTCTGCATCAGCGACGGCCTTACCCTTTTTTATGGACTCCGAAAACTTAGGATAATCAAGCTTCCACTTGTTAATAGTTGACTCACTGACTTCAAAGAAATCAGCAAGTTCTGCATCGGTGTAGCCCAGCAAGCACAGTTTGCGTGCCTGTTCGGCATACGCCTCTTGATACTTTGTTGGGCGCGCCATGTTTATGCTCCGGTAGTGAACAGGTCTAACGCTTCCTTCGATTTACGCACCGCTTCGATAGTTCGGGTCGTGATATCTGAATTAGCGCCACCTGACTGGAAGTGAATTTTGAATAGCTCAAGCTTCAGCTCGTCAGTGCCAATGAACTGAAATGCTTCCTCTGCAGCTGCGTTCTGGTTCATGACCAGCTTGTAAATCTCTAACTGGAATTTCTGTTCTTCAGTCATGGGAATAATCTCTGCCATTGTTGGCTCCGTTTATCCGTTAAAAGGGATATCAGTTAAGTTATCCCGTGTAGGGTATAAGCCATTGTCGAGACCACTCATTGAATGGTCTCTGCAATAACCGATGTCTTTCCATCAGTCCGCCACCACAAAGAATCTTTTTTGCCATAAGGCTGGAGGTTCATCTTTCAGTGGCTGCCAGTGTTATTTCCCCACTTTCTGGCTTGGGTTGTTTCGCTGTACTGCCGTTAATTAGTGAGTCCGGGGATTACGGTTTGCCCGTGCTGTTCAAGGCGTTCAATTCTCGCCAGTAGCTGAGGCTTCTTAATTTTTCCCCAGCGATTTAGCAGGCGACCTGACATGCTGGCAACATCCTTCTCTTTCATGTACTCCAGCATTACGGCATTTCTCTCTTCTTCAAATTGACGATGACCAACCTGAAGCATGGCGTACATCCAGTTGAATGCGTTGATGTAAGCAATTTTGATACGCATTGCTTCTTTTTTGGTGTAGGACATAACCAAAAGCATCAACCCATCCTTGCGGAGACGGTAGAATTTTTGCGGCTTACCATTCTGTAACTCATTGTTTTTATAGCAAAGCTCAAAGTTGAGCTTTGTATCAAACTCAGGAGGGCAAGCTTCTATGGTTCGTTCAATGTCACGAACCACGTTCTTCGGCAGCTTTCCAAATGCTTTTGCCACCATAAAAGAATCTGTAACCGGATCGTTGTTTGCTACAAAAATTAGGTCTCTGAAATCTATATCGTTAACAACGGTTGGGTAGTTCATTGCGTCTTTACCTTTTAGAAAGATGAGCCTGTTCGCACAGAAAAGCCGTCCCCGAGATGGTCGCCACCATATACGGCAATTCTCAGGCTCAGCTTTCTGAAAGACTCGGGATTGTTACGCGCTGCGATGCGCGGTTTACTGCAGATGTAAAAAAGCCCCGCAAATGCGAGGCTAAATCCTGGTATTTGTAATGACTGGCTCTTATCTCAACGCAGCCCCTTACCGCGCGCCAGATGCTCAATATCAAGCATCAGCAATGAGATGTTTAATCTGGATTCACTCCAGAAGTGATCATCACCCTGTCTACAGAGCCAGATGTGAAGGATGATGAGTAAAATTATCGCTATCATCGAAGGCATTGCGTCCTGATGTATTCCTGCAGGTAGTTAACCTGCGCGGTTATCCTGTCGATTCCACTTCGGAGACGGTAATAATTGAGTTCAGCATCTGCTGTAAGTCTTGGGCTTTCTCCATCGCCCATGCTGCTGGCTCCGGTCGTTGACTTTGCACAGGTGGCGGCGACTTGCAGGCGCTTACGACCAGCAGAAACATCAGCACGGAGACTTTCGATAGTCGCATTAGCATCAGCAAGCTCCTTTGTGTATCTGGCGTCAAGTTCTGCTACATCACGTTGACGCTTCTGCATGTCAGCGATTGTGGATGCGGCCTTATCGCGCTGCTCTTTGTAGGTCATGGCGTTATCACGGTAATGATTGACCGCCCATGACAGACAGACGACGATGCAGATAATCAGAGCGGAGATAATCGCGGTTAACCGACTCATGACATCAACACCCCAACGGCCAGAAACCACGGCCACGCATCGTTGCCATTCAATGCGAGCAACGCTGCCATGAAAAAGCAAATCATGCTCATTGTTGCCCCCACAAACAGACTTCACGCTCAATCTCACGGCGAGTCATCAGCCCTTTCCATTGCTTACCGCCAGCGTATGTCCAGCGCCGTAGCTGATCACATGCGCCTTTGATATCGCCCTGGTTTATTTTGCGAAGAAGCGTCGATGTTCTGAAATTGCCAGCGCCCACGTTGTAAACGAATGAGTAAAGAGCGCCGCGCGTTGTTTCCGGTATATCGACTGTGATGTACGGGTTAATTTGTCTGGCGACAGTGGCAAGGTCTTTATTCAGGAGGGCTTTGCATTCTGCTTCGGTATACGTTTTACCGAGCATGATGTCTTTTCCGGTGTGTCCGTGACATACAGTCCATACGCCAACGATATCTTTGTATGGTATGTAGCTGACACCTTCCAGGCCATCGTCACCACTCGGACCAGTGATGAGCACAGACGCTATGGCAACAGCCCCACCACCAATAGCAGCAGCAATAGCCTTGCGTAATGATGGCGACATTATTCACCTCTCGCAGCCTTGCGCTTATCTTCTTTAATCTTGAAATAAAGGTTTGTCAGGTACGTCAGCAGGCCAAATACCAGGCTACCCAGCACACCTATTGCTGCCCACTGTGAGGGCGTGACTTTATCGAGCAGCTGTAAAAACCAGTAACCGGCACTACCTGCTGAGGTGCCATAGGCGACACCCGTTGTTAACTTATCCATGGATTTCATAACCCCACCTCGCAGACAAAGCGGGTGTAAATTAAGGGGATACTACGTATCGCAATAAAGGCAGAAACGTAACAGATTTGGAGTCAGTGAATAACTCAGGTATTGGGTTATCAGCTAATATCGAGACTCAAAAAATGGAAAAACCCGCTCGACGGCGGGTTTAAGCTGTGTGACGAAGTAACCACTCTTAACAGCATAACCAATTTTTTACGTACGTAAACTACTAAATGATATTTGTGAGAATGCCACCGAGTGTTCAAAACACCACCACAAATACATAAGAAAACTTCAACAAATAACCAATGAATAATTTCCGATGTTATTTTTAGTTTGTTTAAATTAAGCTAAAGAATTATAGAGCGCTTATAAATAAGTGCCATTAATATAAATTAGCTAATAGATTTATTTTCGTTCAAACAAGAGCCATGAATAGGATTAGATAGAAAAGGTTCAGATAAAAATAGAGATCTACTTCACAAATTAAATGAGAAACTAAAACTTACATCTTGAAATAATCGCATTGATTAGATGAATATTTATCGCGCAGTGACATCATTTTTTAATAATAGTTCAAAAAAAAGGGCGTACAATGAAAAAATTAACAGTGGCAATTTCTGCTGTAGCTGCATCAGTACTGATGGCGATGTCTGCTCAGGCAGCTGAAATTTATAATAAAGACAGTAACAAGCTGGATCTATACGGGAAAGTTAATGCCAAGCACTACTTTTCCTCTAATGATGCAGATGATGGTGATACTACTTATGCCCGTCTTGGCTTCAAAGGTGAAACCCAAATCAACGATCAACTGACTGGTTTCGGTCAGTGGGAATATGAATTCAAAGGCAACCGTGCTGAATCTCAAGGTTCTTCCAAAGACAAAACCCGTCTTGCATTTGCAGGCCTGAAATTTGGTGATTACGGCTCAATCGATTACGGCCGTAACTACGGTGTAGCATACGACATCGGTGCGTGGACTGACGTCCTGCCAGAATTCGGTGGTGATACCTGGACCCAAACAGATGTGTTCATGACTGGTCGCACTACTGGTGTTGCAACTTATCGTAACAACGACTTCTTTGGTCTGGTCGATGGCCTGAACTTTGCTGCTCAGTATCAGGGTAAAAATGACCGCACTGACGTAACTGAAGCCAATGGTGATGGTTTCGGTTTCTCCACTACTTATGAGTATGAAGGATTCGGCGTGGGTGCAACCTATGCTAAATCAGATCGCACTGACGGTCAGGTCGCCTATGGTAAGAGCAAATTCAATGCCTCCGGCAAAAATGCGGAAGTATGGGCTGCAGGCCTGAAATATGATGCGAACAATATCTATCTGGCTACCACATATTCTGAAACTCAGAATATGACCGTTTTTGGTAATAACCATATTGCAAACAAAGCACAAAACTTTGAAGCAGTAGCACAATATCAGTTTGACTTCGGTCTGCGACCATCTGTTGCTTACCTTCAGTCAAAAGGTAAAGACCTTGGTGTTCATGGTGACCGAGACTTAGTCAAGTATGTCGATGTCGGTGCTACTTACTACTTTAATAAAAACATGTCCACTTTTGTTGATTACAAAATCAACTTAATTGACGATAGTAAGTTTACCAAAACAGCTGGTATTGATACCGACGACATCGTCGCTGTAGGTCTGGTTTATCAGTTCTAATCTGACTTACGAAAAAGATATGTTGCGGGAGGCTTTGCCTCCGCAACATATAAGTGGAGCCCTCAAGCCACTTCCTTTAGAAGCACTACCTTGCTTCTTACTATATAAACCTTCTGTTATATATTACCCTTTATTTTGGGGGCGTTTCCACGCCCCATTTTTAATAACTTTTAGTAAACAATTGCATATCAATTAGAATTATTAGCAACGATATCCATATCTAACCGGATATCTAATGCCATTAACATCCCTTCAATTATGCCCTCAGCCTTCTGTAACCTTTTCCCGATATAACCATCCGAGCAGCAATGCTTACTTGCCAGTGACATGAATGTCATACCACATACATAATAATCTACTAATAAATCGTGTAAATCGCTGTTGTTCTTTTTCAGACGGGCCATGCACCCGCAAATGATCATCGCGTCATCGTCACAACATTGCGGGCGAGATTTTACTTTTGAAGGAATTAATCCCTTAAAACCGGCGGCAACGGACGACCAGGTCACATCTTCATGATTATTAGCCGCCCACGCTCCCCAACGCTCAAGAACCATCTGAATATCACGCATCAACTTACTCCACAAAAATCAGACCAGAACGCCAATTACAAGCAAAAATCAACAAAACAGTATTAGTTGATTGTTATCTCTGACTTCATACTCCTGCTCCTGTCAGGGTTTTGGCGTAATTCTTCAGTATTCGGTAATCGGTCAAAACAGAACCAGGAAAACGATATAAGCGCAGGCGCACCCAGCGGCGGCGAAGACGCTCTGCCATATAAGACTCAAACATCATTCATCTCCCAGTTCGGTGATGGTCAGCTCCAGCTTCCCACCTTTGGTAACGGGCATCTTCACAACACGGTAATCAACGACCTGAATATCATCCAGCCAGAAACCTGCTTTGGTGAGTGCGTCAAAAGCGGCTTTTTGCAGATTATCCAGGTCACGGCGACGGCGATCCGGCATGTGGCACTCAATACGGATTTTCACTGGCATAGCCAAGCCGATATCCAGCATTGCGTTTTTAATGATTCGGGCGACGTTATCGCAGTATGCCTGCCCCTCTGCGCTGACGTGCGTGCGCCCACGATTATGGCGGTAATAGCGATTATTGCTCGGAGGCCAAGGTAATGTGATGCTGTAGGTATTCACGCCTCAATAACCCCCTCTTTCAACCAGATAACCTGTGTTCTCGCCATACCTTCCAGCGCGCATTCTTTTGCATATCCAGCGTCAACAAAATGCGTGCGACGGTCGATTTCGTCGTGGCAGGCAGAACATGCAATGGTGGCAATCAGGTCTGGCGGTTTGATACCGGTACCGCACAATCCAGCCAGCCGGATATGTGCCAGTACTGACGTTTCAGGATTGCCATTACATACGCCAGGGATTCTTACCTGGCATTCCCGACCACGCGCTGCTTTTCTCAAATCAGCCATGATTCCTCCTTGCTGCCAGTCGCAACCATTTTTTATCAACCAGGCTGGCGGTATACCCGAGCAGTGTTGGTATTTCGGATGGCTTCAGCTCAGGTTTACGCTTACGACGATTTGGTACTTTGTAGATGTGTCCGTTCATGATACGAATAAGCGGTGTAGCCATTACGCCTCCTGCTTGTCGCGCAGCAGCTGGAACTCGCAGCGCTGCGGAATAGTCAGGTGGCAGCCAATATTCATCGCCCAGGCTTCAACCTTACACAGGAAGACATACATCTCTCCGGTATCAAGATCGGAGGTATGGCGTAACGACTGGATAGTAGTGATTTCGCCGGTTACGACATCAACCAGGTCCTTGGTTTCATAACCGAGGTATGTGTGTTTGAGAGCATCTTTTACCCATGCTGCGGTAGCGAACGATTTCCCCCTGCTGATGAGGTATTCACTGATTTCGCTGTACCACATATGGCTGAGTGCATTCTGGGAAAGACTGCGTTTCTCACGCCACGGTTTAAGCACCATGCGAAAGCATTTTCCGTCCTCCAGATAAGGCTGGATCTGCTGGCCGAAAGCGGTGAAGTTGCCGCGATGCAATTTGATGCCATCTTGTGGGAGGTTCACGATTCACCTCCGCAGAGGCCAAACGCTGGATGCAAAAAATCGCAGGTGCATTTCTGCATCTGTGAATGGAGAAGATAGGTTGGATTGTATGTGCGCATAAACGTCCCCGTTTAGCGCAGAAGTCACAGGAGTTGTTCAGGCTCCGGTGATACAATTATGGCGAATTGATTATTCATAATCAAACAAGATAAGGTCTCAAACTTCATGCAAGCCAAGATTTATTTCTGACAGAATTATACAAAGAAGCTATTGGTCAGAATCTACTCGGACTGTAAAACATACGCATAACCTTAAGCTCTCACTTTAAGCATTGTTGAAATAATAGCCGTCAAGTACAACCTTAACCACGACTGGGATATTTCCCTAGCTACCACGAGTTGTACTGCTATTAAACTGCCGTTAAATTCAGTAAGAGAATTTCATCCGATAAGTCAAGGCATGTAAAACATGAAAATTAACAAGATATTATCATCTGCAACACTATTGTATGGTATGTCAATGGCCATGTCGGTCGGGAGTTGTGCAACACCTGTCCAGACTAATCTTCCTGGTTACACCCCGGGTGCAGATATCATTAGTGTTTCACCCACCAGAAACCAGGTCGATCTCATTGGTGATGTTGTTTATTCCCAGATAAAAGGAACTCGTTCTGTCAGACAGCTTCACATGTCAGTTCTTGTCCCGCGAACAAATGATTTAAGACCAGCCATTATTTATTATCCCGGCGGCGGATTCATGTCTTCTGAACATGACAAATTTATTGAAATGAGAATGGCTCTGGCTGAAGCTGGTTTTGTTGTGGCCGCTGTAGAATACAGAACAATTCCTGATACATTTCCAGCACCAGTTGAGGATGGGAAAGCTGCAATACGTTACTTGAGAGAACATGCCAGCGATTATGGGATTGATCCTCAAAGAATCGGAGTTCTGGGTGACTCTGCCGGTGGATGGCTTGCCCAGATGATGGGAACTACAAATGGTGACAAAACCTTTAATAAAGGTGACTTTCTTCAGCAATCAGCAGATGTTCAGGCAGTTGCCACACTTTATGGGATTTCTGACTTGTTGAATATTGGCGAGGGGTTCCCTGAATCAGTGCAGGAGGTTCATCGATCTCCTGCCGTAACCGAAGCCTTAATGATCAATGGCCCTGCATTCAGAAGTTTTGCGGGAGCCCCCATAACAGCGTCAAAAGAAAAAGCGCTAAACGCCAGTCCAATCGGACATATGAAAGGAGTAAAACCCCCATTTCTTATTATGCATGGTAGCAAAGACACTCTGGTTTCACCTGAGCAAAGCGCCAAACTATTCAGGATGTTGAAGAAGAACGGCGATAACGCTGAGTACGTTCTGGTAGAAGGGGCTGAGCATGGCGATAATACATGGTATCAGCCAATTATTATAAACAGAGTTGTTGAGTGGTTTACTAAAAACCTGGGAACCCCCATAAAAACCGCTACCCAACAACAAAAAACAAACGCTGACCTGTAAAAAGCAGCCCGCACTTATGCGGGCTAACCTATTTCACTCGATTCAAAAGAAATTATTTTTAATGGGGGCGTGACCAGCCTCTCGGTGCTCAGATACTTAATGAAGTGGAGTGGCATTCAGGCAAGAGGTTAACATCACCTGTTCGCCATAACCAAGCACGTGCACAAAGTTTGTTATCAGTGAATTGTTTTGTGATTGGGTATTGTTGAGCTACTAGAGCAAGAATGCCAACATCCAGTGGCAGTGCCTATAGTAAAACTATAGCTCAGGGCGCTTCGTTCAAGATAGTTAATATCATATTAGTCACTTTACTTTCATACCATAGCACGGTTGAAAAAGTGATTATTACTCAAAAATAAATCTCACCATCAACCATATATTTAAGAGTACTTATCGCCTGCTGGGCGGATATTACTTTCATTAAAGGATAGTGTTTAAAAACAATGCCATTCATAAAATAGATATCACAGGTTTTATTATCTGTATTAATTATAATTTTTTCGAATATTTTATAGGCAAGTGTACGACATAGCTCTCGCCCATTTTTACTGGTTAAATCAATAGCATGAAAATCACCAAGTGAACTCACCCCTTTACTCTTCAAAGTTTTTAATGATACCGAAGCCCTTCGTAATTCCTTATCTAATAGTCTTATTTTCTCTGCTATAGCGGTAACTTCAGGCGCGACAGACAATGCAACGATTAAATTATTAATTTTCATCTGAAGCTCAATAATTTTTAACTCTAAAGTTTCATTAGCATCTTTCTTGTTTTCAACTGGTTGAATTTTGCTACAATTAAAAAGCAATTCATTAATGATATTATAATCAACCAAATCTCTTTTTATTGATGGTCTGTCACATCGATGTAATCTTCTCATCGGACAAACATAATAGCCATGCAAACTTCCAGATACCGCATGAACAATCATGGTATTACCACAAGCCTCACACTTCATAACTGTTCGAAGTAGATTTATTAGCATAGGATTCTTGCTACTATTGCTAATACCAAAAGGTGCCAACCGAATTTCCTGTACAGCGTAAAACAAATCATCTGATATGACTCTGGGATAATAGCCAGCGATTTCACTTATCCCTTTCCCTCTTGCACGATATGAAGGTACGCATATACCTATCAGAGCTTTATTCGCTAATAATTTTTCAATTACAGAAGGTCCCCATGCACTTTCTTTTCCTGAGAAATTCTTTACAGCATGATCATTTAAATACTTGGCTATTGCATTCAATGAGCGCCTTTCCATCCTGAGTTTAAAAATTAGCTCAATAGTTTTCACCCTGTCGGGGTCTGGAACAAAAGCCGTTCTTTTGTCATCCAATGAGAGCCATCTCGGACAAGAAGCCGTCATAATCGTGCCTGACTCCAGTGCATCCTGCCGTTTTTTCTTCCATGATAATTTAACCCGACTTGACTTTATCTCGCTTTCTTCATTTGCCCTTTGTGCTATAAGTATGGCTTTTATTAATGAATATGGCTCATTCAATGAGTCAATATTATAGACTGTATTATCGCAAAGAGTTATAACATCAATACCGTGATTCAAAATCAATTTCAGACGCTCAATCGCTTCACCGACTTTTTCTCTTGAAAGTCTGTCCAGACTTTCAACTAACAATGTAGTCCCTGGCAATATATAACCATGTTCTATAGCATCTAAAAATTCCGAAAAAGCTCCTGATTGTGCATGCTTTCCATTGAATGCGCTTAACCCCAAATCTTCATACGTTACGGTATCAAGGTAATAATCACTATTTACCTTTAGCCATTCAGTAATAAGCCTTCTCTGGCGGTTTAATGAATCACCAGACATCTGACCTGGTGATGAAAATCGCATATATGCTATGGCTTTTTTCATGGTGACACCTGCTAAAGTATGCTTTTATAAACCTTAGTGGTGAGATATGATTTTTGTTTAATTTTTATTTAAAAAGACAATTAAGGTCACATTATTTTGAATATACAACAATAATCGCATTGCAATTTTCTTACACCATAATCTTGAAAGCACAAAAGAATGAATAAAAACTAAAGACATTAACAAAAAGCATAAAACGAGGCCCATATAAATATACGAGCCTCCATATTTTAGTCGTTTAAAAACAAATTATTTTTAATGTGGTGTGCTTCGTGACAATAAATTAATAACCAACACACCGGCACAAATCAACATCATGCCTATAATGGCTGGCAGGTCCAACCGTTGGCCGAAAAATCCCCATGATAGTAAGCTAATCAGGACAATACCGACTCCTGACCAGATAGCATAAGCAATCCCTGTAGGAATATAAGCCAGCGTCTGAGCTAATAACCAGAATGATGCACAATAACAAATAATTGTACCAACAGATGGCCATAACCGTGTAAAACCTTCTGAAAACTTCATTAAGGTTGTACCAATGACCTCTGCAAGTATTGCACCACCAAGATAAATATAAGGATTCATAGCATATTCTTTCCTGTTCAAACTGGAGAGAATTGTACTACAGTTTGAACTCAACTCACCTGTTTCATCATTGTGTACCCATTGATGTTCTTTTATATACCCTCAATACCCGTTTCATCGCGGCACTCTGGCGACACTCCTTAAAAATCAAATTCGTGCTCACCTTTCCTTCCCATTCTTCTCTGGTAGCGAACCGATAATACACCGTTCGCCAGACCTTACCATCAACGACCAGGATTCCTGCCCGCGCCATTTTAGCCGCAGCCTGATTTATGCTGGTTACGGTTGCACCTGTTACCGCGGCAACGTCCTGCGCACAGAAGTTCTTATGAGTCCCCAAGTAATGAATAATTGCCTCTTTGCCCGTCATACAATTGCTCCTTTCAGCCCAAACTTAGCTTTGATTTCTGCGATCTTCGCCAGAGCCTGTGCACGATTTAGAGGTCTACCGCCCATGACAGGAAGTTGTTTTACTGGTTCAGGTATCGCCTCACCACGGTTAATTCGCGCGGTCATACAGGACAGTTCATCGGCAGCCTTGCGCCGTAATTCCGCGTCAGTCAACGCATTGGCCCGCATGTTCTGATACAGGTTGGTAACCAGCCAGTAGTGCGCGTTTGATTTCCACGGATAAGACTCTGCATCCGGATACAGACCACGCTTCCGGCAATACTCGTAAACCATATCAACCAGCTCGCTGACGTTTGGCAGCCCGGCGGTAACGGATGCTTCTTCCCGGCACCATGCAACAAACTGCCCGGGTGATGGCAGAAATGGTCTATTCTGCCGACGGGCAACACGCATTCCGGCGCTCACCTGTTCCATCGTGGTGATCCCGTTTTCCCGGAAAGCCAGAACCCACTGGCGGCGGATTTCGTTCAGTTCGTTCTGGTCACGATTAGCCAGGCTCGCCGGGAAAGTTGCCAGTAACTGGCTGAATACACCGTTGATTATCTGCGCTACCTGCTGTACCTGCGGCTTTTCGTCGTACTGTTCCGGCATGTTGTTGGCGATCCGGCGCATCTGCTCACGGTCAAAGTTAATCATCTGTGCGGCGATGTTTTTCATAGATCCACCCCGTAAATCCAGTCTGTGTTTGTCAGGTCGAGTTTTGGTTTGCTAGCTGTCACGCCTGCCTGTTGCTTGTTACGGTTGATTTCGAGTTGGGTCCACTTGTCGCGGAGTTTGGCCGGACTTAGCACGTTACCGGACCAGAAGTTGTCCTGGCATGCCCAGCGGAACAGCACGCACATGTCGCGGTGGTTACGTCCGTCACGTTCACGCATCAGGCGGATATCGTTAGCCCACCCTGCAAAATTCGGTTTTCTGGCTGATGGCGCGATGGTCTTCACCATGTCAAACATCCACTCTGCGGCGGTCAGGTCTTCTGCTGTCCCCCACTTGCTGCCGCTCTGAATTGCAGCATCCGGTTTCACCACAGGAAGATCGTTTTCTGGTTGGTCAGAGGATTCGCCAGAATTCTCGGACGAAAAAGGTTTTATATTGTCTTTTGTTAGTTTGTCTTTTGTGTTTACCTGATTCGGGTAAACGCCTTTACCTGATTTGGGTAAACTTTTTTTACCTGATTCAGGTAAATTTACCTCTTTCAGGTAAACTTTATTTTTCTTACCTGATTCGGGTAATGTAGACCATTCACTGACCACATTATTAATGCCGGTATTCCGCCCGCTCTGAATAAAAATCCCACGCTTTACCAGAACACTTTTTGCAGCAGAACACTTGTGCGGCAATATCCCGGTTAATTCGGAAAGTTGCTCGTTGCTAACCCAATCCAGTTTTTTATTAAAGCCATATGTTTTGCGCATGACAGCCAGAAAGACCAGAAGCTGGTGCTGTGTTAATCCGGCCAGCATCACAGCTTCCAGCAACTCATTTGCAATGCGCGTATAACCATCATCGAGATCTGCCACGCGCGGCTCCTTTTGTGCCGCATCCGGCACTGGAAAATTGAATATCTCAGCAGTGTTTGCCATAATTCCTCCCGCAATGAGTGTGTTACGATTTGCACCTGAAAGTCGGTTCTGTTCCAGCAGACCGGCTTTCGCCATTTCTGAACCTGTCATATTGCCCCCAGCATGGTGGTGACCATCGCCATCAGTGGACCAGCCAGATCCGGGTCCACTCGAAACATCGACACAATGCCTTCACTCATCTCCTTCAGTTTCTGGTGGCGTGGTGCGTTGAGAATGACCGCCTGCTTTGCCTCACTGAGTTCCTTTTCCATTTCAGCCAGCCGAGCCATGAAGCTATCCTGCTCAACTAGGTAACCGCGATATTCCAGCGGTAGTACCGCCAGAATTGCCGGGGTCAGTTCACGCACGTTATTTCGGTATTTTTCAGAATCGAATTTGTTATCGAGGAAGCGGAACAGCTTCTGGCGTGCACGGCTGACATCATCAGGGAAATCGATGGTGCCGCCGCCCTGCTCCCGATACTCATTCACAATGAGTGCGGCAACGACATCCTGATTATCTACAGCCGACCAGGCGCGGACGGCATCACGGATTTTTTCGTGGCCTGGAGCTTGTTTTGTTTGAGAACGATTTATCACCGCAGTCGGGCTAAATCCGCTAGTCTGTTGGTATGTAAGTGGTTGCATAATTGACTCCTTTAGTTTGAATTGACTGTTAAGTTGATTGCTTATTGTTAAAGAGCGTGAAATGGAAATTTAAGCTGCGTTCTTTTCAGTGTGTGGAAACAACTTCGGAAGATCCGGGCGAATCTGGTATGCCTTCACTACTCCACCAGTAGCCGTAACAATGCTGCCGACATGTTCAGGGGATACCTTTGCTTTGTTGTGAAGCCACTTATAGACGGCCTGCTGTGAAACTTCGCAGGCAGCGCCTAGTTTCTTTTGTGAACCAACGATATTGATCGCTGTTTTGATGGCTGGGTTCATAACAACCTCCGTGGTTAATTTGAATCAAGATTAAAACCATGGTTGTTTTTAGTCAACAACCATTTTCGTTTGATGAAATAAAACCTTGGTTGTACATTTGGACTATGAAAACAACACTCTCAGAAAGACTTAAAGAAGCCAGATTAGCGCGAGGCCTTACACAAAAGGCGCTTGGGGATTTGGTCGGGGTTAGCCAAGCAGCTATTCAGAAAATCGAAACAGGGAAAGCTAACCAAACAACTAAAATCGTGGAGATCGCGAACGCTTTGGGTGTGCGCGCAGAATGGTTATCTTCTGGCGTTGGAAATATGTCAGACAGTACAGTGCAACCAATACAAACAACTGTCAGCCATTCCAAATACTTTAAGATTGACGTTCTTGATATCGAAGTGAGTGCCGGGCCGGGAGTCATCAACCGTGAGTTTGTAGAAGTTCTACGTTCGGTTGAGTATTCGTTTGACGATGCTCGTCACATGTTCGATGGCAGGAAGGCGGAAAATATCCGTATCATTAACGTACGCGGTGACAGCATGTCAGGAACGATCGAACCAGGTGATCTGCTGTTCGTTGATATCACGGTTAAATCTTTCGACGGTGATGGTATCTATGCGTTTCTGTACGACGACACAGCCCATGTAAAGCGTCTGCAAATGATGAAGGATAAGCTGCTGGTTATCTCTGATAACAAGAGCTACTCACCTTGGGACCCGATCGAGAAAGACGAGATGAACCGGGTGTTCATCTTCGGTAAGGTTATTGGGAGCATGCCGCAGACGTATAGGAAGCATGGGTAGCCATACAATAGAAGTTTTAAGATTTAAGACAATATCGTAAATTAACTGTATATGTGATCAGGTGAATGCCATAATGGATGCGGGCAACAATTCGGAAACCAATGATATGAAGTTCAGGATAGTATACGACGGTCCGGCACTGGAAACGCATGAAATGAACGTGCGAGACCTTGCTCCTGCCCTTCTATCACTATCAGATGCATTAGAGGAAGCCGGTAAAACTCTCTACGGAAACAAGACTGTTGTTTCTGTAAAAGTCAATGCATCATTTAAAGCTGGCTCATTTGGAATAGATCTGGTTGCCTCATCTACATCTTGGTTCAAACAGGCTGTTGATTTTTTATCCGGCGATTCAGCAACAGCCGCTGCGAATTTGATTGCTTTTATTGGACTCTGTCCTGGTTCTAAAGAAAAAATATGCAAAGGCCTAATTCAACTGATAAAATGGATAGGTCCAAGGAAAATAAAAAAATTACACAATTTGCCTGATAGCAACATCGAAGTCTTTGTTGATGACGAAAGCGAGATCTACGACAGTAACGTTATTGAACTTTATAAAAATATTAAACTTCGCTCTTCATTACAAGAAGTTATAAGTAAGCCATTAGAGCAGGAAGGCATTGACAGCTTTGCCTCTACTGTCGATGATGGTTTGACATTCATGACGATCAACAAGCAAGAAGCACATTATTTCAAAGTCAATCTACCAGCAGAATCAATAATTTCAGAGTACACAGTAGAGAAAGCCCTTCAAATTAAAAATATTTCCTTCAATGAAGGAAGCCGGTGGCGGTTTTCTGATGGTGCCAGTAGCTTTTTGGCTGAAATAAAAGACCAGAAATTCATCAGCGATATTGATAACAACACCTTAAATTTTTCTAAAGGTGATATGTTACTTGTAGATTTAAAAGTAACTCAATATATGATCGGAGATGCCATAAAAACCATATTCGAAATTGAGCATGTAAAAAAACAGTTGAATCCTCAAAGGCAAATAGATCTTCCATTCGAATAAAGATACCCGGCCACCGTGCCGGGTTTTCTTTTATCCCCTCCCCTCATCACGTATACCGTTCAAAAAACCACCACAATCTCCCTTCAGTTATCGCTATGCGATGCAAGTCACAAAATAAACCCATCCTAAATACAACCAGTTACATCTAAAACAACCAATAAAACAACTTTTGTTGTTGACAACAAAACAACTATAGTTTTAAATAAATTCATCGCAACAACACAACGATACGGCAACCACCTGATTCACCGTTGCGATGACCGCTTAGGTCCGCAGCTTGAATTTCAGCAGGCTTCGGGAAGTGCGAGGGGTGAAGCGGACGCGTGAACGTCGGTGTGACCAGCTGAAATCAACTCAACACTTCATACCTCAGTCGTTTCAACGAGGCGGCTTAGTTATGACAACCGGCGGCCATCCACCGCCTGAATACGCGCAGAAGTCTCTATATGTTCAGCAGCCCAGCTTACGGGCAGGAGTTTTTATGGTTCATCAACATTACGGAACGCAGACCGTTAATCGAGGTGCGGTCATGCCAGGAATGCTGGTCAAACACAAAGATGGTACCTGGACTGCATCAGCTAATTTACGCGGACGGCTTTATCTGCATCGCGGCATCGAGCGCACTTATACCCGTGATTTGCTCGTGGAAGTTTTTCTCGACGGGCGCGGCAACGGCCTGAATCACTAATCCCCTTTCCTGTTTTCCTAATCAGCCCGGCATTTCGCGGGCGATATTTTCACAGCCATTTTCAGGAGTTCAGCCATGAACGCTTATTACATTCAGGATCGTCTTGAGGCTCAAAGCTGGGCGCGTCACTACCAGCAGATCGCCCGTGAAGAGAAAGAGGCAGAACTGGCAGACGACATGGAAAAAGGTCTTCCACAGCACCTGTTTGAATCACTCTGCATCGATCATTTGCAACGCTGCGGGGCCAGCAAAAAAGCCATTACCCGTGCGTTTGATGACGATGTTGAGTTTCAGGAGCGCATGGCAGAACACATCCGGTACATGGTTGAAACCATTGCTCACCACCATGTTGATATTGATTCAGAGGTATAAAACGGATGAGTACAGCACTCGCAACGCTAGCCGGGAAGCTGGCTGAACGTGTCGGCATGGATTCTGTCGACCCACAGGAACTGATCACCACTCTTCGTCAGACGGCATTTAAAGGTGATGCCAGCGATGCGCAGTTCATCGCATTGCTGATCGTCGCCAACCAGTACGGCCTTAATCCGTGGACGAAAGAAATTTACGCCTTCCCTGATAAGCAGAACGGCATCGTTCCTGTGGTGGGCGTTGATGGCTGGTCCCGCATCATTAATGAAAACCAGCAGTTTGATGGCATGGACTTTGAGCAGGACAATGAATCATGTACATGCCGGATTTACCGCAAGGACCGTAATCATCCGATCTGCGTTACCGAGTGGATGGATGAATGCCGCCGCGAACCATTCAAAACCCGCGAAGGCAGAGAAATCACGGGACCGTGGCAGTCGCATCCCAAACGAATGTTACGGCATAAAGCTATGATTCAGTGTGCCCGTCTGGCCTTCGGATTTGCTGGTATCTATGACAAGGATGAAGCCGAGCGCATTGTCGAAAATACCGCATACACTGCAGAACGTCAGCCGGAACGCGACATCACTCCGGTTAACGATGAAAGCATGCAGGAGATTAACACTCTGCTGATCGCCCTGGATAAAACATGGGATGACGACTTATTGCCGCTCTGTTCCCAGATATTTCGCCGCGACATTCGCGCATCGTCAGAACTGACACAGGCCGAAGCAGTAAAAGCTCTTGGATTCCTGAAACAGAAAGCCGCAGAGCAGAAGGTGGCAGCATGACACCGGACATTATCCTGCAGCGTACCGGGATCGACGTGAGAGCTGTCGAACAGGGGGATGATGCGTGGCACAAATTACGGCTCGGCGTCATCACAGCTTCAGAAGTTCATAACGTAATAGCAAAACCCCGCTCCGGAAAAAAGTGGCCTGACATGAAAATGTCCTACTTCCACACCCTGCTTGCTGAGGTTTGCACCGGTGTGGCTCCGGAAGTTAACGCTAAAGCGCTGGCCTGGGGAAAACAGTACGAGAACGACGCCAGAGCCCTGTTTGAGTTCACTTCCGGCGTGAATGTTACTGAATCACCGATCATCTATCGCGACGAAAGTATGCGTACCGCCTGCTCTCCAGATGGTTTATGCAGTGACGGCAACGGCCTTGAACTGAAATGCCCGTTTACCTCCCGGGATTTCATGAAGTTCCGGCTCGGTGGTTTCGAGGCCATAAAGTCAGCTTACATGGCCCAGGTGCAGTACAGCATGTGGGTGACGCGAAAAGATGCCTGGTACTTTGCCAACTATGACCCGCGTATGAAGCGTGAAGGACTGCATTATGTCGTGGTTGAGCGGGATGAAAAGTACATGGCGAGTTTTGACGAGATGGTGCCGGAGTTCATCGAAAAAATGGACGAGGCACTGGCTGAAATTGGTTTTGTATTTGGGGAGCAATGGCGATGAAGCATCCTCACGATAATATCCGGGTAGGTGCGATCACTTTCGTCTACTCCGTTACAAAGCGAGGCTGGGTATTTCCCGGGCCTTCTGTTATCCGAAATCCGCTGAAAGCCCAGCGACTGGCTGAGGAGATAAATAATAAACGGGAGAGTGTATGATTCATTTTCACGGTGGTCCAATAACTCCCGATACCTGTGCGTTGAAAGCCTGGAAAGGCAGACACGCATTCATCAGTTTTGCTAATCCAGCTCAGATTGATCTGGCTTCCGAAGTCACCCAATCATTTGCTCTTGATAATGGTGCATTCACATTCTGGACAAAAAACAAGGCCGTAGACTGGAATGAATATTACAGATTTGTTGAACGCTGGGGTAATCACCCTCGTTTCTCATTCGCGGTTATCCCGGATGTTATCGGCGGAACCAGTGAAGAGAATGACGCCCTGATTGCGGCATGGCCTCACGGTAAATTTATTGGTGCTCCGGTGTGGCACATGAACGAACCAGATGAGCGATTTATTCGTCTGTGCCATGAGTTTCCCCGCGTCTGCATCGGCTCGATGGGGGAATACGATGCAAAACGACCGAGAGCGTGTCGGGCTAAACTACGCGATCTTATACGTCATGTTGTAGATCAGTACGGCTACCCAATCACCAAGATTCATGGGTTACGGATGTTAAATAAAGACATTTTTACTCATGTACCGCTTTCGTCTGCAGACAGCACGAACGTCGCAAGAAATATAGGCATCGACAAATCCTGGGTAGGTTCGCCATATGCTCCCGCAAGTAAAGAAACCCGTACGCAAGTTCTTGTGGAACGCATTGAATCATTCAACAGTGCCAGTTCACTTAATTACAACGCTGAACGGGACGTCTTTACCCCTCAGTTGGCATTCGAAGTGTGAGGCCAATATGACAATAGAACATAATAACGCCCTTCGCAGCATTGCCCGTCAGGCTAATTGTGAAATCAAAAAAGCCAGACAGCAGTTTCCGGATAAAAACGTCGATGACATTTGCCGTAGCGTACTGAAGAAGCACCGCGAAACGGTAACGCTGATGGGATTCACACCGACTCATTTAAGCCTAGCGATCGGCATGTTAAACGGCGTTTTTAAGGAACGGTGAACATGAAAAGCAAAATCATCAGGGAGCTACAGGCTCCTTTTCTATTATTCGCATTCACCCTCAAGCGTATTAACCAACAATTCAGGGATTAATGGAAGATGGCAGACATCATTGATTCAGCATCAGAAATTGAAGAATTACAGCGCAACACAGCAATAAAAATGCGCCGCCTGAACCACCAGGCTATATCTGCCACTCATTGTTGTGAGTGTGGCGATCCCATAGATGAGCGAAGACGCCTGGCCGTTCAGGGTTGTCGGACTTGTGCAAGTTGCCAGGAGGAGATCGAACTTAAGAACAAACAATGGGGATTGTAATGGCCTCAAAGCAGCAAATTTCAACATCGTCCAACTGAGGTGTAAAAATGTTCAGAATCATTTTTCCTAACACCTGGTACGTCGACCACCACGGCACTCCCTGCAAAATCCTGCGTTCTACCCACAACAAAGTTCACTACATCCAAAAAGGCAGAACATGTATCGCCAGCATGTTCCGCTTTAATCATGACTTTGAACCTGTGAATAAAGCTGATGCAGATCGGATAGCCGAAGAGATCGATACAGCAGAACACATTAAGAAGTTACGTGCCATACGCAGGAAATAGAAAAATTGATAAATTCAATACTGCATTTCTCAGCATTAAATTTATCTCTATGACCAGTCAAGAGATGTACCTGCCATGAGCTTAATATCATGTCAGATATATCGGTCACAAACTCCCTCAGCAGTAAGAGGAGGACAAATGTCTCGACTAATCACTTTACAGGACTGGGCTAAAGAAGAATTTGGGGACTTAGCACCAAGTGAGCGAGTTCTGAAAAAATACGCGCAAGGGAAAATGATGGCCCCACCCGCTATAAAAGTTGGTCGCTACTGGATGATTGACCGAAATTCCCGTTTTGTAGGAACGCTTGCAGAACCGCAACTCCCAATAAACGCAAACCCAAAACTCCAACGGATAATCGCTGATGGCTGCTAGACCCCGATCTCACAAAATCTCTATACCCAATTTATATTGCAAATTAGATAAGCGAACCGGAAAGGTATATTGGCAATACAAACATCCACTATCCGGTCGTTTTCATAGCTTAGGAACTGATGAGAATGAAGCAAAACAAGTTGCTACTGAAGCAAATACCATTATTGCTGAACAACGTACCCGACAAATATTAAGCGTCAATGAGCGTCTAGAAAGAATGAAAGGCAGGCGTTCAGACATTACGGTGACAGAATGGCTTGATAAATATATTTCTATCCAGGAGGACAGGCTGCAACATAATGAACTAAAACCCAACTCCTATCGGCAAAAAGGTAAACCCATTCGTCTTTTCCGTGAGCATTGTGGAATGCAACACCTCAAGGATATTACCGCACTTGATATTGCCGAAATAATTGATGCTGTAAAGGCTGAAGGTCATAACAGGATGGCGCAAGTCGTGAGAATGGTGTTGATCGACGTCTTCAAAGAAGCACAACACGCAGGACATGTTCCGCCAGGATTTAACCCAGCGCAGGCAACAAAACAACCGCGAAATCGAGTAAACCGCCAAAGATTATCACTGCCCGAATGGCAGGCAATATTTGAAAGCGTAAGCAGACGGCAGCCCTATTTAAAATGCGGCATGCTACTTGCTCTTGTTACTGGACAACGTTTAGGCGATATCTGCAATTTGAAATTCTCTGATATATGGGACGACATGTTGCACATTACTCAGGAAAAAACCGGTTCAAAACTTGCTATTCCGCTTAGCCTGAAATGCGATGCTCTGAATATTACCCTTCGTGAAGTTATATCTCAGTGCAGGGATGCTGTTGTTAGTAAATATCTGGTCCATTACCGTCACACTACCTCTCAAGCAAACAGAGGAGACCAGGTTTCTGCAAATACTCTTACAACGGCTTTTAAAAAGGCCAGGGAAAAATGTGGCATAAAATGGGAGCCAGGAACTGCGCCCACATTTCATGAGCAGCGATCTCTGTCAGAACGGTTATATCGGGAACAGGGTCTGGATACGCAAAAGTTGTTAGGTCATAAATCCAGAAAAATGACCGACCGATACAATGATGATCGTGGTAAAGACTGGATTATCGTAGATATCAAAACAGCATAG